TGAGGTTAAATCAGAATATGGATTCCCTGATGTAGAATCTGCTGCAGAAGAAATACTTTTAATTACTTTACAAGATTATACAACAAAACAAATTCGTACTTGGGGTCTTGGTGCATTTAATAATAAGCAAGAGAATGTAATATACAAATCATTCAAAACAGAGTATGAACTACTTACTGATTTTATCAACTGGTGGATGATTGAAGATAATACACCAGAAGTTATTACTGGTTGGAATAGTAAGTTGTATGATATTCCATATCTTTGTGGAAGAATCAGTAGGATTATGGGAGATAAGAAATGTAAGTTACTATCACCTTGGGGACTAGTATCACAAGATGAAATTTATATCTCTGGTAGAAGATATAATGTTTATGATATTGCTGGTATGACAACTCTTGATTATCTTGAGTTGTATAAGAAGTTTACTTACAAGGCACAAGAGTCATATAGATTGGATTATATTGCTAGTGTAGAATTAGGGCAAAAGAAATTAGATCACTCTGAATTTGATACATTCAAAGAGTTTTATAGTGGTAACTGGAAGAAGTTTGTAGATTATAACATCATTGACGTAGAACTTGTTGACAGACTTGAAGACAAGATGAAGTTGATTGAGTTAGCACTTACTATGGCATATGATGCTAAAGTCAACTATCAAGATGTGATGTATCAGGTAAGAATGTGGGACACCATCATATACAATTATCTGAAGAAAAGAAATATTGTTATACCACCTAAAGACTCAAGTGATAAGAATGATAAGTATGCTGGTGCTTATGTAAAAGAACCTAAACCTGGTAAATATGATTGGGTGGTTTCTTTTGACTTGAATAGTCTATATCCTCATTTGATTATGCAGTATAATATCTCACCAGAAACTTTATTGGAGACAAAACATCCATCAGTTACAGTAGACAAAATACTTGGTGAAGAACTTACATTTGAAATGTATAAAGATAGTGCTGTTTGTGCAAATGGTGCTCAGTATAGGAAAGACATAAAAGGATTTCTTCCTGAGTTAATGGAAAAGATGTATGCAGAAAGAGTTGTCTTCAAGAAAAAAATGTTAGAAGCAAAACAAGCATATGAAAAAACTCCAACTAAAAAACTTGAGAAAGAAATTGCCAGATGTAATAATATTCAGATGGCTAAGAAGATCTCTCTTAACTCTGCTTATGGCGCTATCGGTAATCAGTATTTTAGGTACTACAAACTTGCCAATGCAGAGGCAATCACATTGTCAGGACAAGTCTCTATCAGATGGATAGAGAACAAAATGAATGACTATCTAAATAAATTACTAGAAACAGAAGATATTGACTATGTTATTGCATCAGATACAGACTCTATATACATCAATTTTGGTCCTCTTGTTGATAAATTTTTTAATAGTAAGATTGACAATAAAGCTAAGATTGTTTCCCTTTTGGACAAAGTATGCCAAGACAAACTGGAGCCATTTATTGATAAATCATATCAAGAGTTGGCAACTTATGTAAATGCTTATGATCAGAAGATGTTCATGAAGAGAGAGAACATTGCTGATAGAGGTATATGGACTGCTAAGAAAAGATATATTCTAAATGTTTGGGATAGTGAAGGAGTAAGATATGAAGAACCTAAACTTAAGATGATGGGTATTGAAGCTGTTAAGTCTTCAACACCTGCACCATGCAGAAAGATGATTAAGGATGCCCTTAATATTATGATGAGTGGAACTGAAGAAGATGTTATCAAGTTTATTGATGACTCTAGAGTTCAGTTCAAGAAGATGCCACCAGAAGATATTGCCTTTCCTAGAACAGTATCTAATGTGAACAAACATAAATCAACTTCTAGCATATATGCTAAAGGAACTCCTATTCATGCAAGAGGTGCTCTTTTATACAATCATCATATTAAAGATAAGAAACTGGACAATAAATACTCCTTAATCAACAATGGTGAAAAGATCAAGTTCTGTTATTTGAAAAAACCTAATTGGATTCATGAGAATGTTATATCATTCATTTCAGACTTTCCTACTGAACTAGACCTTGACAAGAGCATAGATTATGAACTACAATTTGAGAAAGCGTTTGTTGAACCTGTAAAGGTCATACTTGACGCCATAGGATGGAATGTTGAAAAAGTAGTTAACCTAGAATTATTCTTCTCATGAAAGACCAAAACTCAATAGATGGAAAAGAAACACCATCACAAAAGTATGAGAGGGCATTAGATCTCTTTACTGAATCAGTCCTCAAACCAGATCATGATCTTCGTGGTTGTGCACACAATCAAGGTTGTTATGATGAACTCATGGAAATTAGAGAACATGTAATAAATTATCTCAAGACTCTTAAGGAAGTTACTCATCATACAAATGCAGATGAGAGTGATGAAATTGAAACACAAAAGTTAACAGATACAAAAGCATTATCTAAATGGAGGTAGAATGTTTTTTGAAAAAGTGAGTCTTGTCACTGGTGGATTTGATCCAATTCACAGTGGACATATATCATACTTTAAGAGAGCAAAAGATCTCTCCAATTATCTCATAGTAGGTCTCAATACTGAAGAATGGTTAACAAGAAAGAAAGGACAATACTTTCAATCATGGAAAGAGAGAGCAGAAATTATTCGTCATTTAAGAATGGTAGATGCTGTTATCACTGTACCTGATGATGATAAGGGATCAGCCTGTGGTGCGATTGAGAAATGTTTAGAGATTGCAGATGAAGTTATTTTCTGTAATGGAGGTGACAGAGGCAAAGGTAACACACCAGAACTTGACAAATTCAAAAATAATGATAGAGTAAAGTTTGAATGGGGTATCGGTGGTGAAGATAAAATGAACAGCAGTTCATGGATTCTACACGGATACTTTGAAAGACAAAAAAAATTATTGGGCATATGAATTGTTGGCACTGTGGTACTGAACTGATATGGGGATCAGATTTTGATGGTGCAGATTATGGGTGTGAAGAGGAATACTCTATTGTAACTAATCTGACTTGCCCTAAATGTGAATCTTTTGTACAAGTTTATTACCCAAATAAAGAAAATTAATTATGGATTTTTTGAAAGAAATAGTAAAAGAGATCGGAGATGACTTCACCCAACTCGCATCAGACATTGACGAAACTGAGGTCTTTATTGACACAGGTTCGTACATTTTTAACGGCCTTATATCAGGCAGTATATTTGGCGGTGTATCTAACAACAAGATTACTGCTATTGCTGGCGAAAGCAGCACTGGAAAGACTTATTTTTCCCTTGCTGTTGTCAAAAACTTTTTGGATACTAACCCTGATGGGTATTGCCTCTATTTTGATACTGAAGCAGCAGTCAATAAAGGACTACTTGAGTCTCGTGGAATTGATACAGCACGGTTGGTTGTTGTAAATGTCGTTACAATTGAAGAGTTTCGTGGTAAGGCACTTAAGGCAGTAGATATATACTCTAAGACAGAGGAAGAGAATCGCAAACCTTGTATGTTTGTTTTAGATTCTTTAGGTATGCTTTCTACAGAGAAAGAAATTACGGATGCCCTAAATGATAAACAGGTAAGAGATATGACCAAATCTCAACTTGTTAAAGGAGCATTCAGAATGCTTACATTAAAACTTGGTCAAGCAAACATTCCACTTATTGTTACTAATCACACCTATGACGTTATCGGATCTTACGTCCCAACTAAAGAAATGGGAGGAGGCAGCGGTCTCAAGTATGCTGCATCTACAATCATCTATCTTACCAAGAAGAAAGAAAAAGACGGAAAAGATGTCATTGGAAACATTATCAAGGCAAAGACTCATAAGTCACGTCTAAGTAAAGAAAATAAAGAAGTTGAAGTTCGTCTTTATTATGATGAAAGAGGACTTGACAAATACTATGGTCTTTTAGACTTAGGAGAGAAAGGTGGTCTCTGGAAAAATGTTGCGGGTAGATATGAAATGGATGGAAAGAAAGTATATGCAAAAGAAATATATAAAAATCCAGATAAGTATTTTACAGAAGAAGTAATGCAAAAGTTAGATGATATTGCAAAAGAAGAATATTCATATGGTTAAAGTATACGATAATATAATTCCTGGTTCTACTTGTAAAAAACTTTTAGATTTATTTGAAAAAAATACAGAGTATCATGAATATATTGATTATGATGGATGTCCTTGTTTCACTCAATTAAATCTAAATCAGTTATCTCAAAAAACAGTTAGTTTACTAATACCTTATTTGGCAGAGGTATACAAAAAATATAAGAAAGATACAAAATCAAAATATATTCCACCACTAAAAGAATTAGAAGAGTTTAGAATTAAGAGATACTATAATAATGGTAATGAAAAATTTGATGAGCATGTTGATGTCACTGACTATAATTCATCATTAAGAGCAGTTGCATTTTTATTTTACTTGAATGATAATGATGGAAATACTTTGTTTCCGTTACACAACTTGAATATTCAACCAGTTTCTGGTAGAGTAATAGTATTCCCACCAACTTGGGAATATCCACATACTGGATTACCACCAAAAAATGATTCTAAGTATATTATGAGTACATACATTCATTATGGAGAGAATTGAAACTACTATTCTTCGTAATCTGATTTTTGATGAGGAATACTCTAGAAAAGTAATTCCATTTATTGAACCAGATTATTTTGAGAATAAAACTGAAAAAATAATATTCCAAGAGGCAACACAATTTATTGTCAAGTATGATGCTGCGATTACAGTTGAAGCACTGAATATTGAGATTGAAAATCGCACTGACTTAACAGAAACAGAAATAAAAGAGGCAAGAGAAACAACAAAAACATTTGATGATGCACCAGTTGATAATCAATGGTTATTAGACTCAACTGAAAAATGGTGTCGTGATCGTGCTATATATTTGGCACTCATGGAATCAATTGCACTTGCAGATGGACAAGATGACAAAAAAGGAAGGGATGCTATTCCTAGTATTCTCTCTGACGCTCTGGCTGTTTCTTTCGATAATAATATAGGACACGATTACTTACTAAATTACGAAGAAAGATATGAGTATTACCACAAGAAAGAAGACAAAATTGAATTTGATCTGGAATACTTTAACAAAATTACCAAAGGCGGTTTACCTAATAAGACTCTTAACATCGCACTTGCTGGTACGGGTGTCGGGAAATCTCTATTCATGTGCCATCATGCTAGCTCCGTGTTGCTCCAAGGGAGGAACGTACTCTACATTACAATGGAAATGGCAGAGGAAAAAATTGCTGAACGTATTGATGCAAACCTTCTGAACACAAACATCAAAGAGATTGTTGAACTTCCAAAACAAATTTTTGATACTAAGGTAAATAACCTTGTAAAGAAAACTAAAGGTAAGTTAATTATTAAAGAGTATCCCACTGCAGGTGCACACAGTGGTCACTTTAAATCATTGCTGAATGAATTAGCCTTGAAAAAGTCTTTCAAACCTGATATAATATTCATAGATTACTTAAATATATGTGCATCTTCACGTTACAGAGCAAATAGCAATGTCAACTCGTATTCCTATATTAAAGCGATTGCTGAAGAACTCCGTGGTCTTGCAGTTGAGGCTAATGTACCTATCGTCTCCGCCACTCAGACGACTCGTTCTGGTTTTAGTAGTAGTGACATTGACCTTACTGATACGTCAGAATCCTTTGGTCTCCCTGCCACTGCTGATCTTATGTTCGCTCTCATTAGTACGGAGGAACTTGAGACGTTAAATCAAATTATGGTTAAACAACTAAAGAATAGATATAATGATCCAACTATCTACAAACGTTTTATTGTAGGTATTGACAGAGGAAAGATGAGGTTGTATGATTGTGAACAGTCTGCTCAAGATGATATTGTTGATACCACTTACAATGCACAAGAACCATACAGACTAGATAGTGATGATAAACATTCTAAAAAATTTCAATCTCTTAAATTTTAATTATGCCTAGTTACACAAATAGAGTTCTTGGAAATGATCCCTTGAACATTGGGATTCCTGAACCAACACCACCTAAACGTCCAGAGAAACCCCCTGAAGTAAAAATATTTGATCAACAGAGAAAAGGTGTTAGCACTGAGAAATACTTGGAGTTTGTTAATGCTGTCACTTCTGACGAGAGTAAACATGATGGTCATTTTCAAGATCGTCTAAAAAATCTAAAGTCAAAAGGTTTTGATACTAATAGATTTATCACTGCTGCTGTAGGATTATCTGCAGAGTCAGGTGAGTTTACTGAAATTATAAAGAAGATTGTTTTTCAGGGTAAAGAACCAACTGAAGA